TTTCGGCCATTGTGGCTCTCCCAGATAAATGAATAGTCCTTTATCCACGATCGGGTTGGCCTGATTGGCGGTGAGCGGGATGGCCTTTCGGGGCCGCTCACAGTGCCGGCTCAGGGGCCGGGGGTTGGTCAGGGCTCGAAGAGGTTGGCTGACCGGAGTGTGGTAGGCGAAATCTACCGCACCCCGGTCATGGCGTCAACTGCGTCTAGGCCCCAGCCTGGAGGGGCCTGTGCCAAGCACTGTCTGAATCTGCTGCATAACAGACCGCACCGGAATGCCGGTCACAGACTCGGACGAGACAAAATGCTTGCTCTTTGGGTCTCTCGAGGTTGCGTTTTTGTTCTGCCGCTTGGCGCTGATTGCAGTTTTTGCTTTGCTTTTGAGCTTGCCCATGGCTACCCTCTCTCGGCCTGCTTGATACGAATATCGTACAACTGCCGCAGTCTCTGCTGCGCCTTCACATCGTTGTTGTACTTGTAGCGCTCGTTGCGCATGTAGGTCTCGAGCTGGTTGATTTCGTCGTTCAGGCTTTGCATGGGGTCAGAGCCATTATTCACCAGCTGCATCACAGGGTTGAGCTTTCTGGCCATCTGCATGAACCCGTTCAAGACCTTGGGATCGTTCATAAAGGCCCGACCGTCCGCAAAACGGCCGTTAAACAGCTGCTCCTTGGCTTCCTTGCCAAAGGTCGACTCAATCAGGCCCGTAATCAGGTTCAGGTTTGCACGGTAGTCAGAGCCCCATTCCTGCCTGAGCTGGTCATTGGCCTCGGTTGCATGCTGAGAATCGAGCTCGGCCTGCGCTTCCTGCTGCTTCTCGGCAAAGCCGTTGTACCACTCGATCGCGGTCAGCGCGATCTCTGGCGGTGCATTCTTTTTGTGCAAGGCACTCAAGAAATCCTCGAAAATCGGCTTGTCGTCCTCGCCGATGACAACGCCATCTGGAAGGTTCTCGAGATAGCCGCTGACCTCTTTGGGAATGCCATTGGCTTCCCGGTACGCCTCGATATCCTCGGGCTTTGCATCCGGCCCTGGCGGCTGCTTGAATTTCCCCGAACGGATCGTTTGCTGGGCCTCGCGGAATGAATTACCAAACTCCACCGGCGAGGCAAAGCGCTGCAGCGTCGACATGAACTTCTCATCGTCGCCGGCCACGTCTTTGCGCCAGTCCTTGTTCTTGAGACCGTCGAATTCCTCGAAAAACTTGTCCGGTGACTCATAGCCTTTCAGGGCCTCGAGCCGTTCTGTATTGTCGCCGACCAAAGGCTCGGCCCAGTGCTTTTCCGGTGTAATTGGTGTAATTGGTGCTGGATCAGGCATGTCCTTGTTCCTCATGTTTCGTGTTTCGGGCTGCTATTTTATCCGGATCCGTCCGCGCAGGCGCAAATTTCAACATCCATATAAACGTCTGGCCAACCCACATCTTGCCGCAGGCAAAGGCCGTATCGTGTGTGTCTCCGGGGCGGTGCGGCATGTCGGTGGTGCCGGATGCTCGTATGATCCAGTCACACAACAGCCGTTGCTGTCTGGCATCAGCCTCACCCCGCCAGACTGCACGGAGAGCCTGTACCTCGGCCTCCGTGTAATCCGGGCGCTCCAGAGGGTTGTACTTTGGCAAACACTCTTCAACCGAGCGTTGAATTTTCGGCGCATGGATCATGCCGCGTTAGCCTGTGCCATATCGCGTGCGGCCTGTGCTCCACCTTTGGCGAGCTCGACCTGTTCCTCGGCTTCAGCTTGTTCAGCGTGCTGCCTCAGAATCTCGTCAACCTGTTCCTTGGTGCGGATATGGCGTGCCTCCACTCCAATACCGTGCAGAGCAGCCGTCAGGGCAGAGCCCGTATTCAGATAGACCGGCGCACTCGGATCAATCGCCAGAGCTCGTTCAATCAGATCGGCCGACTCGAGGAAGGAACTCGCTTCCTTGCGCTCGATGGCATCGTGCAGGGGCGAGACAAACTTGAAGTGATAGTCCCGGCCTTTCAGTTCCCTTGGCATGTCCTGCGGCGAGCCAAAGGCGCCGGCCCGCAACAAACCGTCAAAGGTATCCTCGCAAATCTGGCCGTTGTACTCGTGCTCCATGGGTTCGAACAAAGGCAGGGCTTGACGTACGTACTCTTCAACCCGTTGCCCGGTCTCAAAGGCGGTCATCTCGCCATCCGGCGGCGGCAGCGTGAGTTTGTTCAGGTAAAAGGCTTCCGCCAGCATCGCCATCTGGTTGTCGCGCTGCTCAAAGCCGTGCGGCAGTCCTCGGCGATCCTGTGTCAGGGGACGTAACACATCGCCCTTCCTTTCGTCGTAGTCCGCATCGGCCCAGGTGATACCGCCGGAATAGACCTGCACGTCCGAGCGAATCGCATCGATAGTTGCAATCAATGGCGGTCTCACAGACATCTCGCCGGCTTCCAGCAAGGTCAGGCTCATGGCCTGTAACAGACGCGCATCCGGCAATCCAGCCACAGCGGCGGGGGAGTAGGCGTACTGGCTGCCAGACACGGTCTGCCATCGCGGCAAGGTAAAGCCGTGACTGAAAAGACCAAACTCGGCCATGATGTGCATGTTCTGCACATCCAGATACACCATCATCCACGGATAGCCTTCGCCCTGTCCGTTCTGGCCCCTGTAAATATCGGTTGAAACCACAAGACGCAGACAATCGACCTTGGAGAGCGTATCGATGCCGTGGCGCTTTTCGATCTCGTGGTGCAGATTGTACTTGCCCTCCTTTAACTGCTTGATGGTGGGCTTCCACTTGACGTAAATCTCGCCAATAGCGCCGTCCGCCTTCTCGGCCCAGCAGACATCGCGCAAATGCCAGGTGCGGTACAGCAAATGCGGGCTCGGCGCGTCGTACACGATTTCCCGAGAGATGCAGCACTGCCCGGTGAGCGCAAAATCGGCATCACCCTCAGACGTGGCACGAATAAACTGCGCGCGCCGGTCATACATCATGTTGCGCTGTCTTTTGGTGGCCCATTCCAGCCACATGCGCGCTTCCTGACTCAAATCCTCATCGTCATCGACCGAGACCGTAAACCACGGCTTCGCCCTTGGGCGCAACATCGCGGCAAACGCATTCGAAAGGTCTCGATGCACCAAGATTGGATAGGATGAATACAACTGCTCGGCAAAGGTCTCGCCGATGTAGCGGTTAATGGTGAAATCGGCGCGCTGCGGGTAAAAATTCTCAGCGAGTTCCTGCCATAAAGTCGTTATGGCCTTGCGGTCCTTGTCGAGCTGCTGACCGCGCTCAATCAGATCCTGTGCTCTCATCCCAGCTGGTCCGGATTGGTCAAAACGGTGTTTGCTCTCGATCCCTGCCGCTTGGCGGCCTTCCTGCGCTCGTTGCGGCGGATCAGTTCCTCATCCGGCATCTCGGCATTGTCGAAGATTTTGTCTTTTTTCTTTTGAATCTTCGCCTTCTTTTGCTCGCGGATCTCCTGATTGGTCTTGTAGCCCTTACCCATGCTCGCATTGATCGTGCGCTTCACCGTGTTTTTCAAGCCGCTCATCGCTGCCTTCTCCTTGGCCCGTAATTCACCGCCGGGATCCGTTTTCGCATACTACCTGTGCGCTGATCCTGGCGCCACTCCATTGCCATGGTACGCGCCTTATCGCCGGCACTCCATGCCATCATTACCGCATCACCGCGATCAGGCGATCGACCCAGTAACTTCACCACGTCCTTCTTTGGCGTCACCTTGATGCCATTGGCAGTCAGCTCCCAGGTCGTCGCAGTCAAATCCGAGACCAGCATAGGATCGTCCGGCAGCGCAATAGGGCTGCCACCGTCCTGCCCCGGATCCAAAGCCTCCCGAAACCGCCAGATAAGCTCGGCTCTTTTGTTGAAAAACTTGAGTTTCCGGTCCTCTGTGCGTCTGACACTCGGATCCACGCCCAAATGCGCCACACACTCAACCCCGTTCTCGGTCAGGTGCCCAAAGGCTTGCGCACCCGTTGTCTCGCCGCAATCAATCACCACGATCGAGTCGTTCCTGCGATGCTTGATGACCAAAGCGGCCAAATCCGAGCCGTGCGGCGTGTCCTTGCTGCTCGCCGTTATGATTTCTGCAAACCAGCCATCGTGTCGAATCGCAATGGCAACTTCGTCCTTGCCGCCTCTGGCACCGTCAACACCCATCGCGCATTGCGGCACCTGAAATGGGGGTTCCTTCTTCCATCGGGCTTGCGCGAGTCTAATCCAGTCGGTCGGGATAACCTGGTCAGCATCATCGACGCGCGCCGCCATGAAATTGCCATCGCGGATAGCCGAGCGCAGCGGCTCGGGTAAAGCGTCAAGCTGGGCTGCGTATCCCGTATCAGCATAGAACGGATTATCACTAAGAGTGCCGGGTATGAAGGTTCGCGACATAGGAAGCAGATACCGGATTGAGCCGTCAGGGTTCTTCTTCCCCGAATCAATCTTGGCGTCAGGTCCACTAACCCAGAAATCCTGGCCCTCAGCATCCGATACGCACCATCGCAGTTCTCCCGGTTTCGCCGGATTAGGATAGCGCGAGTCCAGCCACGGCGCGAACATCTTGATAATCCAGTCGCCGGCCGAGCTCGTCGGCGGGTTCGAGGCCAAAATCGTTCTCTTCCTCTGGTTTGGGTCATCAGACCGTACCCAACCCATCAAAAACCGTACCTGATCCTCCCTGTTTTGAACCACCTCGTCGATCGCCAATAAATCGTGCGCCTGCCCCTGCCAGTGCTCGTGGTCGGTCGACTTCGCCAGACCACCAAAATCGATAATTTTGCCGTTGATCGTCTTTAACCTCGGCGGAATCGAGCCGTTATAGCCCTTCTCCGTGGTGTTGATCTGCTTCGCCCGGTCCGTCAGGGCCGATAAATCCGTGTAGTGCTTGCGAATAATCAAAGTCCGCTGGTGATACTCGAACGCACAACCCAAAATCAGGTCGGTTTTGCCCGAACCGCCAGAACCGCCATACAACAACACGTCCGCCTTGCAGTTCACCGCGTCCAGCTGCGGCCCAGGAGTCGGAAACCACAAGCGCTTCGAGCTCCTTTCCGCCAAAAACGCATCCACCTTCGCCTTCTTGGCGTCCGACATCAGGCCATAATTGGCCATCAGATCCTCAATCAGCCGCGCCTCCTTGCTCACATCAACTGCCTCGGCGCTTCGTGCGTGTACTCACCCTCCGCCACGGTCGAGTCCATATCAAAACTGATCTGGCGCAACAAATCCGCTACCTCCGGACCCAACTCAACCCCATCCCATCTGACATCGTAACCCTCATCATCAATCTCAATCACAATCCTCATTGGCGCCGCCTCATGTACTCCCGCTGGTACGCATTGTACCGCTCACGATTCTTCTCCCGCCACCGCCGATTCCTCTCCACCTGACTCAACGGGCCCTTCAAAACTTTTTTTTCCACCACAGCCCGGGCGGGCTTCTCTGCCTCCACGACCTTCTCAAATGCGTGCGGCTCGCTCGACAAGTGGCGAGACTGGCACAACCTGCAGCGGGGCTTTTCCATCGTAACCTAAGCGTAACCTAAAACGTAACCTAAAACGTAACCTAAATGCCAGACGGTGATTTTTTTTTGAAAATCGTGAGGGTTGGCCCCACCCTCCGCGATCGAATCCGCGCCTGGCCCCTCCCACGTCGCGAAAGGCACCCCCCATCGGCTTGCAGCGGGAAATGGCGGTCAATCCTTGCTTATCGGGTCGCTGACAGGATCGCTGATTGGCGTGATTGAGCCATTCCTGCCGGCCTTGTGTGACTTAGTCACATCGGCCAGCGTGCTCGGGTCTGGCTCAATCTGGTCCTCAAGCATGAACAGCGCCATGCGTCGCATCTTCTCTTTGGCTGATAGCCCATGAGTCACCGAATGCTGCACCTCGCCAGTGTGGTCATGCTCTACCTTGTCGCCGAAGGTCTTAGACAATAGCTTGGATAACAACCACTTGCGCGAGTCAACACGGAGTCTGGACCGCTGTATGTGCTCCTGATCTACAGCCTGATACTCATGGCCATTGCGGCCTGTTTTGGTGACGTAGTCGGTTGTGCCATCGTCAGAAATCTCAAGGATTTCATCGGCCCATTCCCAGTAACCGAGCTCCCGCGCGCGTCTGTAGTGGTCTCCGAAGGAAGGATTTTCGAGCAAATGCCTCGTAATAGTCCACCTTCCCGGCATGTGCTTGTCCCGTGCAATGGCTCTAAGGCTCTCGCCCTTGGCGATCCTGATACATATTTCCGCCATAAGGTCAGGCGTCATTACGCTAGGCCTGCCTGTAGCTGTGAGCCTTTCTTCTATCCTTTCGGCTAATGGGTCATTAGCTTGCAAGATGGCGTCATCATTGGCTTGCAGGGTCATAGGCTTATCCGGTCGCTGGCTCTCAATGTTGGACCGATTGTAACCCTATGATATTCGGTTGAATATAGTTGTTGACATACGGACCAATGGCCCTCATAATCCACCATGCAGATCAACCACGCTTGAGGATACCCAAATGACACACCAAGACATTGCAGAACTGGCTTTTATCGCCTTGTTTGGCTGGGCACTTTTGAGCCCACTATTCAGGGCCCCCAAATGTGACTCAGTCACACCAAACACAGACCAACGGAGACAGAGACCATGAAACAAGGAGATCTAGTAACCATCAAACCGGATTACTGTCTTGCCGGCGAGCAAAGCATGGTGTTTGTTGTAACAGAATGGAATGGCGAACGCGGTTATATTGCATCTGTGTACGACATTCAAAGGAACTGGCTAATCCTTCCGACCGAACTTGTTCGCGATTACATGATTGCGCCTTTTGTCCCTAGACAGCACACAAACCGGGGCGCAACCCCATAACCACACGAGGAAACAAAACCATGAATACCAACAAACCGACAGCGCTGATCCATGGCGCGTGCAAGGTGCTCGGGCTCACTGGCGAGATCAACCCAGAGACCGTCACGGCCGCCTATCGACGCGCAGCCATGAAATACCATCCAGACAGGAACCCGGCCGGCCTTGTAATGATGAAAGCGGTAAACGCCGCACGCGAAGCGCTCGCAGACTTCCGCGGCACGCTTAGCCATGAGCCGGAAGCCATGAATTACGGTGGCGACCTGAACGACGCAATCACGTTCCTTCTGCATTGTGTCGGGCTCGATCTTGAGATTTGCGGCGCATGGCTCTGGGTTACTGGCGACACCAAAACGCACAAGGACACCATAAAGCAATTCGAAAGCGAAGCCGGCAATAAATTCCGCTGGCACTCAAAGAAACTCGCATGGTATTTCGCGCCCAACGATTACCGCGGGTTTCGCCGCACCAAGGGCGCAACACCCATGGAAGATATCCGCGAGCGCTACGGTTCCGCCCACGTGCAAACGCAATACCGGCCAGCGATAGGAGCATAAAACCATGAGCGCACAATTCTACATGCACACGGCCAGCGGCGAGATATGGCCAGCGGCATCAATACCGACCGCAAGGCTTGCCGAGTTTCGACCATATAAGGGCCCGATTGAGACGGATCACCCTTGCGATATTCGATGCACCAGCGCCAAGGGCCCGCTATGCAATTGCCAATGCGGCGGCCTGAATCACGGCGCCGACCACGGTATAGCGTCCGGTCAACTTGGCATGTTCGAGTGATCGCTCAAAGCGCACCCAGGTTAGGCCGGGTACGCTTTGTGGGAATCATTCCCAAGGTCCGTTTGGGCTTTAATGCAGACGAGGAAACTAAAATGGAACTATTCACGAAATCAGAAAGCGGCCGTTACAGGCCGGCAACACGGCAGGACGTTTGCGAACTTGCCGCCCGCTACGCCGATCCTATTCGCGGCGCTGCCATCACATCGCCGACCGATACGGCCGAATATCTCCGCACCCAGCTGGCACACCTTGAGCACGAGGTTTTTTGTGTCGTGTATCTGGATAACAGGCACAGAGTCATTGATTTTCGCGAGGAATTCCGCGGCACCATTGACGGAACAAGCGTTTACCCGCGCGAGATTGTGAAGGAAGCGCTAAAAAACAACGCCGCGGCCGTGATTCTGGCGCATAACCACCCATCGGGGATCGCGGAACCATCGCAGGCCGATGAAAGGATAACGCGCAGACTCAAGGCAGCGCTTGATCTGGTCGATATTCGATTGCTCGACCATCTCATTATCGGAGGTAGCAAGACCACGTCGCTCGCATCACGCGGGCTCATTTAACGCAGTAAATCACGAGGAAATATCATGTTTAAATCGCAGAAGTTTATCGACAGCAGGACCGGCGAAATTGTGACGCAAGTACCATTGTCACAGATTCAATACTTTGACGAGTATCGCGGGCCGAAGGAATGCGGGGATTTTGATACCCGTATCGCAGGCCGGCAGCAGGCCGCGGAAATCATGCAAGCGGCTGAAAGGTTTCGCGAGGTAGAGCCGGGCATCCACATATTGACCGTTTGAGTGCTTCACTGTTGCCGGGTCAGAGCCGGCAACCTGGGACGCATTCCCAATCACACGAGGGTAAGACAATGACCAATGAACAACGCGAAGCACTGCGACAAGTGCGGGACCGCATTCACGAGTTTAACGACGAATGCGAAGAGGCACAGCACACCGATACGGGCGAGGCTTGGGAAATTCTGGGCGCCGCTTATAACGCAATTGATGCACTGTTCACACCAACCAAGGAGCCGCGGCCATGCTCACCGAACAGCTAAGCATATTCGAATTGCCGGCCGACTTTGGCGGCATTGTGCTGGTTGACAGTCCAGTCAGAAAGGCTAACCCATTGCACAAGGCAGTCAGACAGGCCGCGGCGCCGGCCAATGGTGCCAAGACCGCGGACAAGTTCGAAGCCATGGCCGACCTGATGCAGGTACAGATTGAAGCGAAAATGGCCGACCGGCAAACCAACACATGCAAGCGACTCGGCCAAGCCATGAGCGCCAGAGCAGAAAGCGAGCGATTGATTCGCACACAACAAGCCTTGCGCGCGCTGGCTGGCTTGCACCGTGCCGGCGACGTTCCGCCTATCCTGGCCAGCATCAAAAGCAAGAAAGACGTGCACGAGCTGGTGCGGGCGGAGATGCAGCAGGTTCCGAACGGATTTCATACCTACTACGCCGACGCCGGCCGACCGCCAAAGGATGCAGGCGAGCAATCTTTAGCCGTTTGGGCGCTGCTATCCGGCAAAACCGACGAGGAAAAGCACGCCGATGCTTTGCGGCAAAAAATCGAAGGCTTGCAATTCTCAAAGATACCCGGATATTTCCCGACGCCGCCGGCCGTGGTTGAATTGATGCTTGACCATGCCAACATTGGCCCTGTTGATGTGGTTTGCGAGCCATCAGCCGGCTCGGGCGCCATCATCGACGGAATAATAGAGAGGCATGGCGATACGCCGATCATCGTGGTCTATGAGATAAACGCGACGCTTTGCGAGATTCTCAGGCTTAAGGGCTTTGACGCCAGACCGCTCGACTTCCTGGCAAGCGATTGCCGGCCCAGTTATGACCGCATCGTAATGAATCCGCCGTTTGAGAATCAGCAGGACGTGAAGCACGTTTTGCACGCTTACAGCCGTTTGAAGCCGGGCGGCCGTTTGGTTTCGGTTATGTCTGCGTCGCCGTTTTTCCGCAGCAATAAGGAATCGGTCGCGTTCCGGCAATGGCTTGAGAAAATAGGCGGCGAAGTTGTGAACCTGCCTGAAAACAGTTTCAAAGACTCCGGTACAGGCGTCAATACCAAGCTGGTGATTATCAACAAGGAGTAGGTATGAGCACTTTTAACACGTTACTACACGGACCCGCAGCAGAGGCCGCGTCAATCCTGGGTGGCGACAATCCGCCGGATGATTTAGGGTCGCTGCGGGCTGCATTGACCAATGCGCTCGACAGGATCGACAGGTTAGAGTCAAAAGTGAAACACAGCGAAAACGTACTGGTATGGGTAAAAACTATCATCAATAGCAAGGGGAAATAACATGATGACAAACGAAGAGCTAGACCTGGCAATCAAGACCACGCACGCCATTATCAACGGCATGTCAGCGCTTGAGGATCACCGCAACATACTCAAAGACCATCTGGCGAAGCTGCTACAGGCACAAGCCAATCGGGCGCTAGCGACGCCTGTGGAGCCTGTTGCGGTCGTGCCAGTTGAAGCCTGACGCTAAATCCTACGATCCGAGACCGGAATACCTGGCCGAGCTTATACAGTCGGCCGGGTTGACCCAAAAAAAACTCGGTTCGATCCTGGGAGTGGATCAGAGAACGATCCGGCGCTGGCTGGCCGGCGATCGACAGTTCCCATATTCCGTACAGTTCATGCTGGAAAGCCTGATTCTATCGCCTGATGAGTGTGACTAAGTCACATCAATGCAGGATGATTGACTCAGATTCGCGGTGATGTTTTGCCATGGGCGAGTGAATTACACCCAATTGTTCGTTTGGGCAGTCGATTGTGGCCGGCTTGATAACCAG